CATCGTGCGAGGGCGAGGTGTATGGCGCGGTGTATGGCGCGGTGTATGGCGCGGTGTATGGCAAGGTGTATTTGGAATGAAGCACGAGTGCCGTGAGTGCCGTGAGTGCCGTGAGTGCCGTGAGTGTCGCCAGAAGGATCCCTCTTTCCACAATGTGCATACCTATGAATACCACTGAGTGCTAAAATTAAATGAATAAAATGAAACTCAACGAGACAATGGGAGACCATTCACACAACGTGGCTTCGAAGCGACTCGGGTCCACCTGACCATGGGCTGTTTGTTTTTCAGGGTGTCAAGGGCACGTGCCGAGTTGCAATACGTCTTGTGGCACACTTCCAGATATTGCGCACTTGTCAGGGCTTTCTTGGCGCTATTGCACTCCCAGCAGCATGCCTGACAATTGTCCAATATGTACCCGGTTTTGTTATGATCGCAATCGACGCCGTTGGTGTGTGTGCTCGTACTGGGACGGCCGCAAAAAGCACATGGACCTTGCTTCAGTTGCATAAATTGGTCTTCGGTCAACTCGTATGGCATATTGCGGACTGCAGCGCTCTTGACACTTGATGCGTAGTCTGTCGAACGTATTGTGTTCTGCCAAATGTCCTGATGAATCAAGCTTGGAAGTCCCCTGGCAACGAGCGAGTTGTGCGTGCACCTCTGGATATGTGTCAGGGCATCCAAGCATCCTTTGGTCATATTGCACCGCTCACAGCATGACACCGTGTTCTCGGGGCAGTATCCAGCAACCGAATTGTTGTCCAGGCGATCGATGCCATTGAGCGACACAGGTGCATCGGCAAAGGGTGACGGACGAGTCTCCAGAGGATCAACTTTGTACTCGGTGGCCTTGCACCTGGCTTTGTATCCACGAGCGATGGTACTTGAAGCTGGCGTGATACCACAATAAAAGCACGAGCCACACATCATGGCGTAGGCCTCTTCGTCGGTCAAGGTCCAGGCATATTCACGCCCCTTTTTGGCAGCGTTGGCTTTGATGCGTGTCAAACGCTGTACAAGACTCTCACGGGCCGATTGATTCACGGCGGTCTTGTTGGACTTTTTCCATGATGTGTTGTACTTGTATATTGCCCTCATACCCTCGGGTCCCAAACGGGCTTTCTGGCGTGCATACTCTGCTTTGGTTGGCATGGTGGTGGGTGGTAAGGGTGGTAAGGGTGGTAAGGGTGGTAAGGGTGGTAAGGGTGGTAAGGGTGGTAAGGGTGGTAAGGGGGTGCAAGGTGTTCTTTAAGTTCTAAGGGCTTAAAGCTCAGGTGACACACACTCACACACTCACACACTCACACACTCACACACACTCACACACTCACACACTCAGCTTACACACTCAGCTTACACACTCACACACTCACCCCTCCTTGGACGCCATGAGCTTGCCCGAAGCTGTTGCCAAGGTGAAATGCACCAGCTGCAAGGTATCCCGCGAGCCTGATGCGTTTGTCGGAAAGACTGGCGCGATTGTCAAGACATGCATCAAGTGCCGCGAGAAGGACGCGAAGACCAAGCAACGCCCCGAAGTCCGAGCGAAACATGCCGAGCTCTTGCGTGTCAAGCGCTACGACCTGATTCACCGCGCCAAAAAACTACAAAGCCCTCATTTTCAAACGACAGCCGAATCGCATGAAAATAGGACGTGACATGAAAACCTTGTAGAACCTTGTAGAAACCTGTAAAGAATAAACACAATGGGACGTCTAATTGCTGTCGGAGAATCCCAGAGCTTTCGCAATGGGCCGGACTGTATCTTAAGGGCACTGAACCCCGACTTCTGTGCAGTCTCTGAAGCATCGCCATTCCCGTGGGAAGAAGGTCGATACCTGCGGATTGTCGCCCTGTGCACGTCGTTGTGACCATACCTCGGTTTTTCTCCGAGCCAGGACTCTGTTTCCAGAAATCCCTTGGTAGACAGTGCCTTTTGACGAGTTCCCCGCATCGAGAAGTCTTGCAGCTTGTAGAAAAGCCACTAGCCAATGCGGATTTTTTGTGTATGACGCATGACTTTTTCGCGCTAGCAATCAACGCGAGACCACCCATTCCCGACATACGAGACCACCCAGTGTTTCCAATGGGGCTGGACTGTATCTTAAGGGTTGCGATACCCCGACTACTATGCAGTCTCTGAAGCATGACCGTGCCCTTGCGGGTGTAGGTCGATACCTGCGGATTGCCGCCATGTGCCATGTCATTGTTACCATACCTCGGTTGATCTCCGAGCCAGGACTCTGTTTCCAGGAATCCCTTGGTAGACATGGCCTGTGTGACGGTGTTCCCGCATCGAGTAGTCTTGCAGCTTTCGTGAAAGCCACTAGCCATCGTGGATTGACACGTGACTTTTGCGCACTATGAGGAATCATGCGCAGAACGTTGTAGTTCTCAGCGAAGACACGCAGGGCCGACAGGGTCGAGACATCGGTGGTCGTGTAGTGCTCGGTTTGGCCAGCGCCAGCCCCGGTTGCGACGGCACTGATGCTGGTGACGACGTTGGAGTTGCTTGAGTTTGCCACCTGGGTCCGGTAGCCCAGCACCAGGGTGGCGTTATCGATCGAATGGTCCCTGAGCTTTCGCAAAGGGTCGGACTGTATCTTAAGGGCGTGCGCCCCGACAAACTGTGCAGTCTCTGAAGCACGACCATGCCTTGGTGACAAGGAGTAGATCGTTGCCTGCGGATTGCCGCCGTGTGCCATATCATTGTTACCATACCTCGGTTGATCTCCGAGCCAGGACTCTGTTTCCAGGAATCCCTTGGTAGATAGGCCTGTGTGACGGTGTTCCCGCATCGAGTTGTCTTGCAGCTTTTGTGAAAGCCACTAGCCGCCGTGGATTGGCACGGGACTGTTACTCGCTTCGAAAAACGAGAGAAGTTGCAGCTGCCCGAGGGTTGGTGCTGATCGGGAGACAGTGCGAAGGAGTACATGTAGACACCAGCGCGGGGTTTGGCCTGCATGGTCTGGTACGGCTGGGTGTAGTTGAAGTACATGCCCGGGCGCACGGCAAAGCGGTCATGACCGTTGAGCTGGAGCTTAGCGGAGTCCAGGGGAGCCAGGGTATCCGTCGTTCCATCGCGGGTTTCCGTATTGCCAGCAAAGTGACCGTGGGCATTGGGGTTGGCAAACACCCAGGCCAGGTACTTGCACGGATGGTTCAGGTTGAGACGCAGGTTCTGGGTCGATTGGTTGTTGGTGAAGCCCGAGGTCTCATCGCCGGTGAACTGCACCTGAGTGATCAGGTACTCGTGAGACACCTGGGCGAAGCGACGACGCTCATCGGTGTCCAGGTACACGTAGTCCACCCAGAGGGAGACGAACATGTCGCTGTCGGACGCGTGGTTGACGCCGGCATCTGCCATGAATTGGGTAGTGGAGAAGGTGAAGTTCAGTTTGACCTCATGGTATTGCACGCGCGTACCCCTCCTTTCGGAGTATTTGTAAGGGGCTAGAGTACATCTTACAGCTTTGTACAAGCCGCACAACCTTATACTCGTTGAACCTTCCGTTGTACTTGGTGCTTGTACACGGCTTGGCAGCGGATTGCCCATTGGTACATCCAGGAGCTTGTGACCATACCTGAGGCGATTTCTCTCAGCCAGGCTACGCTTTCACGTATCCTTTGGTACTCGCTGGCTTTAGGGGTTTCCCGCTTGTTGGTTGTGTTGCACCATGCTCCTAAAAACATGATACTAGCATCTGACGTCGAAGCTGGGGTCTCACAGGTTTTGTCCGCGCACAGAGCCCAGATGTGCGTGGCAGGATGCTTTTCGGCCCTGAAGTTAAGGCGATGAGGGGCAGGGCAAGACCGGGGTTGCGGTTGAAGAAGAAGATGAGGGGCACGTAGAAACGACGGGTGACGGCGGCGGTCGAGGCCTGCTCCTGAAGAGTGAAGTTGACCAGACGCTCATAGGCATCCTTGTCGTCGTTCTTGCGGAAGAGTTCGTTGAAAACACGGAGGTAGGTGTTGGTGTGGTAATCGATACGTTGACCGCCAATCTCAAGTTCGACTTGGTTGAGCAGAGCCTCGGCGGGCCACCAGGTAGAGGTTGCGCCCGCGGGCTTGGTCAGGACCACATCGACAAACACATCGGAGATCAGATCGCCGTTGCGAGAGATGGTGGCAGATACTTTTTTGTTGAAACCGGGAGTTCCGTTGAAAGTTTGTTCGATAGACTCCACGGCGAAGTTAGTGTGCGGTAAGTCCCATATCTTTCGACATGGGCCGGAATGTATCTTAAGGACTTTGCGTCCCGACTCCTGTGCATTCTCTGAAGCGCAACCATTCCCACAAAGGGAAGAAGGTCGACGCCTGCGGATTGCCGACATGTGCTGCATACTTGTGACCATACCCCGGTGTTCTCCGGGCCAGGATATCGTTTCCAATCATCCCTTGGTATATGCGCCTTTTGACGGTGTTCCCGCATCGAGGAGTCTCGCAACTTTTGAAAGTCACTAGCCGACGTCATTTACACGCGACTCTTAGGCGCCAACATTAACGCCTGTACACCACTTTGAAGACCCTTGTACCTGCACGTTTCCGTGAGGGGTAGACTATATCTTAAGCCTTTTTCACAAAAGACCCACAACCATGTAGTCGTTGAACCTTCCCCAAAAGGGCTTGGCTGCGGATTTCCTATTGGTGCATCTCGACGGATTGTTACCATACCCCGGTCATTCAACCAGGTTCCTACAAAGGTGGTACCGCAAGCTTTAAGGAGTCCCCGCAATTGGGTTGTGTCGCTTCCGAAGAAACTAGCAGCTGCAGTTTTGGGACACAGACTGCTCAAGGGTGACCCCGAGACTATCTGCTTCGTCTCGGGCCTGCTGCTTTTCAACTCTCATCATTCAGAAAGTGATCTGAGGGTTGCCAGTGAGATAGATATCTTGCGCCCCGTAAGCCACGAGTTGCATCCAATATACCCGCCCTTTCGGGCTATTTGTGGGATTAGACTCTCCCTTAAGCAGTTTTGTAACTACCCACTGTCGTCGAGTCGTTTGACCTTCTTCTCGAAAGAAGCTTGGCTGCAGATTGGCCGCTCCCGACGGGTTGTTACCATACCGAGGTCTTGCTCCTCGCCCGGCCACCCTCTCGAGCGCCGTTGGTACCGTCGGGCTCCAGGGCTTTCCCCGCACTTTGACAGTGTCGCAGTCAAAAATGACCACTAGCGACTTCACGGGTTTCGTGGATCAGAGGACCGGTCGCTGTTGGGCTCAATGCTTCAAGCCACCACCCATAACTGATACCCTTAGCCAAGAAAATAATTTTGGGAAAAAACGCACTTGGCCGGGGAGAGTCATTACAGTCTTCTTGACCATGGCGGTGGCCTTGGGGGTTAATCAACTCGCATGGACAAATTGGAAGCCGCGGTGGCTGGCCGACTTCCCATTGATACACGCCGAGATGCAACATACCCGAAATGATGGGTCCGACTCGGCCGCCGCCTTTCCAGATGGGAACTTGGCAATCACCAACCCATCTTTCAGCTGCCACACGGGTTTTCGGCGCGGGTTGAGACCTTTCTCATATGCATCAAAGGAATTTTCCGCTTGTGTCAGCCATTCGAGATTTGATGCAGCGGCGTTGGTCTTGTCACCGTCCTTATGGTTGAGGATCATCTTTGGAGTGTGGTCTGGGGGTTTGGGTACGAACTCATTCCCAATGATGATGTGCAGCCGCCTCTTCTTTCCGCCAAATGTGATGACCGGGTACTTATTCCAGCAACTCATTTGGGAACCATCGATGACGTTTGTGAAGGATCCGTCCGCACGACGCCGCTTGAATCTGCCCTCATTCGAAATGTAATCCATATTGTTGGGGTCAGCGATCCATACTTCGCCTGGAAGGTCGGCGTCGGTCTCCTTGACATGATGACGCCACCGAAATCCACCAGCCGTCTGCTGGCTTCCATTCAGACACTTTGATATGCTTTGTATCCCAAGAGTTCGTTGAGCTGCACTGATGGATTCATGTGTCGCGATGAAGTTCTCGTCCTTGTCCAGCTGGTCAACAGGTTCTCGGAGACCATTCCCATTGTTCGAACGGTCTTGATTCGTGTTTTGCTGACTGAGTGTTGCCATGCGAAGGTTCTCGACCCGGTTGTCTTCATTGTTTGTATTGATATGGTCGATTGTCTTTCCCTCCGCGAGTCCGGCGGTGTACTCGTCAAGTTTGAACGCCATCATGACCAGCTTGGCAACCGGGGCATTTTTCCAAGCGACTCCTTTTTTGTACAAAGTCACTTTCTTGTACTTGTCGTTGTCCATGTACGCTTTGAGCGGCTGGGATCTCTTGCCGTTCCGGTTCACCACGCCGTCACTGCGGATCTCATACGCGTATCCATCAGGAGCAGGACGGTACTCGAGATCATGCATATCATCCATACTGTCACTGTCCAAAGTGTCCCATGCCATGCAAATGCCGTCTTTAAGCCCCAACACGTCAGTGAGAGTCACATACACATCAATGAGTCACATCAACTATCTTATAGGTTACACGGTTACACTCTCACACGGAGCATGGCATTGTACGTGTTTCCATGCAAAATTCCAAATGTGTCTTTCGAGTCTTTCGATATGAAATAATAAAGAAGATCAAAGACGAGCTTTTGGCCAGGAACGAGAACCACATTGTCGCCACATGGTTCTTCAAAGAGCCCGCAAGCCTCTTCGCCAAACATGAGCTGCGCCGTCTTCAGGAGCGCATAACACATAAAGTTTCTTCCCATATAGAGAATGAGAGATTCTATCGTTCCATACTTGGGTTCGTACCGAGACATTATTTCTTCAAACATGCGATTCGAAAGCTCGTCGGGTTCGTCCTCATACTCCTCTCGGTCACCAGGACCCCATTGTCTCTTGCGGTACTCGTTGAGATCAAGTCCTTGCGCACTCAAGGTCTTCTTGGCACATGCCTCGGCCCGTTCCATCTCTTCGTTGGCGGCTTCTAGGATTTTGGTGGACCAATAATCCGTTCTTGAAAGATGCCAGAGAGGTTCACCCTCGGTCCATGTGGGTCGAGACCCATCAGGTTCAAAGTAGGCTTCTGTCGCACACCACGAGTCCATGTCTTCTTTCAAGATCGATTGCACTTCAGGTCGTGACCATGCTGTCCAAAACTCGGCCCAATGCGCATCAAAATCAAAGTAACGCCATGTGGGCCGCATGTTACTGTCGGGGCAGATTGTTTGGATTCGGTGGGAAGTATGCACCTTGTATGCGCCTTTTAAGTCACATGCCAAGCCAAGTCACATGTAGCCAAGTCCACACCCAGCCAAGTCACATTTACCCAAGTCACATGCATCCAAGTCACACCCAGCCAAGTCACATGCCAAGCCAAGTCACGCCCAGCCAAGTCACGTCCAACAAGTCACATGCCAAGCCAAGTCACGCCCAGCCAAGTCACGTCCAACAAGTCACATGCCAAGTCACATACAGCCAAGTCACACCCAGCCAAGTCACATACAGCCAAGTCACACCCAGCCAAGTCACATTTAGCCAAGTCACGCCACACTACGCCGCGGACAATCTCTAAGATGATTTTAGTCACCTCTTGAAATGGCAGCGTTACGTGAAGTCGTCAGGAAGCTCGGCATCACAGACACCGACAAGGACACCGATCACTCGTACTTTGAAGTCTACGAAGAATTGTGCACCAACAAAAAGATCAGACGTGTCTTGGAGGTCGGTGTCATGGGCGGCGGCAGTTTGCGGCTTTGGGCAGGATATTTCCCGAAAGCTCAGGTGTTTGGCGTCGATATCCGGAACATGCCAGATTTCGGCGAGCGTATTTATACCTTGACCGGAGATGCGTACACTCCCGGGGCTATTTATACGCTGCGTCCATTTGGTCCTTTTGACTTGATCATTGATGATGGATCTCATGAGCCCGGACACCTCAAGTTCTTTGCCAAAGAGTACCAAACGTTGCTCGCAGACGGGGGCATCATGGTCATCGAGGATGTGCCAAGTTCAGAAGTCGCCCAAGATCTTTTGGGATTGTTGCCCACATCCGCACGCATTGTCGATCGCCGGCACATCAAGCAACGATTCGATGACCTCATGGTTATTTACGAGAAACCGAGCGAGGATGCCATGATATAATCGACTGCCATGCCACTAACAGCGAGAGCAATACAGAGCACACCAAGACCTCTGAGACGATCATTATATGTCAATATATCAACCAACGAGGTTCGCTGCGTGTTTCCACTCAAGTCAGCAGGTATGCCCACGAGTGCTTCACGTGCATCTGTGACCGCGATGTCGAATGTGAGCCCACTCAGTTGGGACCGTTTCACTTGTGCGTCTGCCTGGGCATCTGCGCTTTGTTGTAACTGCATGATGTCTGCCGAGGATGTGAGACCATATGACCCAAATGACCCGGAATCCATACCTTCCTCTACGCCCGGACAATAATTTCACTCGATTCAAACACGATTCAAACACGATTTAAAGGAAGTCACACGAGACCATGCAACCGAACCACCAACCGAAATGGACGCCCGTGTCGAGTCCAAGGCCGATGTGCTTCTGAAAAAGTTATCTGAATTTTATACTGAGGAACACTTTGGAACTCTCAAGGAAGCGCTGGAAGGAACTCGTCGCGTATCCTTGAGAGTCCTGGATTGGTTGGTGACGAATTACGCCAAGAAAAACAATGTGGTGTACTCCACTCGAGTTGATGGGTGCTCTGTCGCCTTCAACATGTTTTTGGAGTACAAATGTCAGCTCAAGGCATACTCCAAAAAACACTTTGATATGTTTTGTCGTCGAGAACGCATTGAATTCAGGGGTGTGCGGACCACTGTCGGTCAACTGAATTTCTTCAAATGGGCCATCACATCTGGCGTGCTGGAGTACTCACGTGCACATCACGACACCATCGAGCAAGATATGCTTGCCAGCATTCAACACAGATTTCACGTCACGCCTCAGGAGACAGTCAAGCGTGCGGAATTGTCCAAAGCGGCCATCAAAACATGCACCAGCACCAAAGTCACAGTCAAAGTCAAGTTCACCTAACCTAATCAGAGAACATCAGTGTAATTGGGATACTCAGTTTTCAGGGCATCATACCCAGCAGTGTACATAGACTGGGCATCGGTTTCTGGGGATGTCCATGGAAATATGAGGAGTTGGGAGTCCAATGGAGTGCAATTGGCCGTGCGTGATTCATAATCTGTCCACAAATTATAGGTACTTTGCACCGTGAACACCGAATTCCCCTGAGGAATGACTGCGACTCTGTTTGTCGAGAAGGCCAGGTACGCATTTCCAAGGACCAGTCCGGTCGTACGAAGACTCACGTTTGCCACACAAATGCCCATATATGTCCTCCATAGAAAATATTTCCCTGACAGTACAACAGTACACCATGTCATTCGTTCCATCGGTGCCTCTGACAACCATAGTAGGTACGACAAATATCACCAAAGAGATTGTCACCACGCTGACTGCCAACACCATGACGCTTGGAAATGGTCTCACGGTGAATTCAGGGCCGATCTATGCAAATGCATCGAGTGTCACTGCCAACACCTTGACACTTGGCAATGGACTCACCGTGACTTCCGGAGCCGTGTATGCCAATGCGTCCTCGCTCACCGCAAACATCCTCAGCGTATTGAATGGCGCGTCAGTTGGAAACAACATGGTCGTCGGGAGTTATACGACCCCATCCTCGACCCTGACAATCCAAGGCTCGGGTGGAGGTGGCGCAACATGTCAAATTCTGGGACAAACGTATAATGTGTACCCCAACGCACCGCCAGCAGCCATCATTTTTGTGGACAACGGAGCATATAGTGCCACAATCAATTTATCTACCAAGACATCTGGCAGTGCTACAAATCCTCTCTTGACACGATTTTCATTGACAGATACCACAGCCACATTTTCAACCAATGTATCACATAGTGCAGGAACCTTGGCCGCTCCCTCGATCACATTCACGGGAGATACGGGCACTGGCATATACAAACCATCGACCGGAAATGTAGGCATCGTGAGTCAAGGTGTCGCAGCTATGTACGCAACAGCATCTGGAATATCTGTTCCCGGGAATTTGACAGCAAGTAATGTGGTCGTGCAAGGGAACCTCACATTCACAACATCCAACGCAAGCATCTGGACTTCGGCGACTCAAACCACATATGGAGCCTTGCAGTTATCCACACCATCGAATGCCAATGCACTGACGATCTCGCAAAATGGATTTGTTGGTATTGGAACTGCCTACCCCGTCTCCAATTTACATGTCGTTGGAAATGTGACAATTTCGGGAACGCTGACGTACAACAGTATCATCAATTCAATCACGGCCAACACGGTCAGCGCCAATACCATGACTGCAAACTCTATGACCGTCACAGGAAATACGACATGTTCGAGCATTGCTGTCTCGGGTACAATCTTGCCTTCGCTCAACACATCATTCATTCAATGGCTCGGTGGAAATCCCACAAACATGATTGAAGTGTACGGATCATCGGCATCAGATCGGTATGGTCTCGGACAATTAGGTGGCGGCACCTTGAGGCTGTACACATCTGCAAACACGAGTGCTTCCTTGTGTCTTGGAAGGTACTCAAACGTTGGAACGCCAGTGTCGACAGATTGGATTGTGTGCAATGCGGGTGGAATCTATCATCAGACACAAATGACCATGACGGCAAATTCCATTGTGTTTGTCGGAGGTGCCAACACCCAGCCCATAGCTGACCGAAGCGGAACGTTTGCGTCGTATGTGAATGCGGCAACACTCAATTTCCCCGCTTTTTCAGGTATGGTGCTCGTCAACAATGCCAATGTAGGTGCCGTGACACTGTTTCTCCTCGGAGGTAATTCGGCGACAATCGTTGCAAATTCAAATACAAATCCACAAACGGGAACATTTGCAGTCAACACGGGCATTTCGGGATACACATGGACCAACACAAGTGGTAATACCATCAGCGCATCATTCACGGCAATTCGGACCAACTCGACCTCCTGAGAGTGTCCTACCTGTCCTACGAGTCCTACGTGTCCTACGTGTCCTATGTGTCCTACGTGTCCTACGTGTCCTACGTGTCCTACGTGTCCTACGTGTCCTACGTGTCCCAAGTGTCCTAATTATTTTTGTGTGTGGTTCTAAGGGTACTAAGGCATGTCGACATCGGTGCCCATAAATAGCATACAAGGACTGTCGGGAGACAACATGACTGTGGGAACTCTGATCGCTTCATCACTCACATGCACTGCGGGGTTCACGACGACAACTGGCACCGTGTATGCTCCCGCATCAGACATGGTGGCCAACACGGCATTCATCGGTAATGGCATCACGATCTCATCTGGAAATGTATTTGCGAATGCATCGGCTCTGACATGTGCAAGTCTTGCAGTGGGTAATAATGCGTCCATGGGCAACAATATGGTCATCGGGACGTACACGACACGCTACACCACGCTTACCCTACAAGCCAACGGAAATGGTGCTGGGAATGGTGCTGGGACAACTTGCCAAATACTCGCAAATCCTGGAACTGATCCCGGTGCCAATGCATCTGCTGCATCTGTAGCGTTCATAGACAACGGCAGCAATAGTGCCTCGATCACCATGTCTACAAAGACCTCCAACATCAAGTCAAATCCGTTGGTGTCTCGGTTTTCAGTGACAGATACGATGGCAACTGTCGCCACACCTTCGCTCCACGTGGCTGGGACGCTTGCGAATCCCTCTCTTAACTTTACAGGCGAGACGGGCACGGGCATGTACGGAGCTTCAACGGGGAATGTGTGCCTTACGAGTCAAGGAGTCGCCTCGGCATATATGACGTCGCAAGGCGTACTTGTTCCTGGAAATATCAGCGTCGCCAATGCATCGATTCAAAATGCGGTCATGTGGTCGAAAGCTCCACAAACTCTGACGACCACACAATATACCTCGGCTCCCACATCGTACACAACATCCAATAATAGCCCCGCAAACATTACGGCTACTGGAATTATCACACTCACGCAAAATATTGGAGGCCAAGGTGATCTCGTCGGGTACACGATATCCACATTGAAACCCGGCACGCCATTCACTATCCAAATGGATTACAATTATGTCGGAAGTGCCGATGGATTTTGTCTTCAACTGTGGTACTCCAATGCGGGTGGGCTCGGGACAAATTGCGGAAGGCCCGTTTCAAATTATGCGAGTGGGTATCGGTTCACGTATAACTTGTACAATATCAATGGCATCTCGCCTGGAATTTACTTCATGCAAAATGCGAGTGCATCTGGTACTTCGGTCATTTTAGCCAATTCCACAGTCACGTTGCCATCAAATGTATGGTGTACTTACTCTTGGCAATTCGATGGCATGTCAACATGGAATATCAAGGTGAGCAACGCATCAAACACCAGTCAAGTCTTTCTGTCGAATGTGATTGTCGATTCCCAAGCTTTAGGCATTTGGCAAGCTGCAACAAATCAGAATACGCTCCAAATCCAAGCTGCAACTGGTGGGTCCTCGGCATTGCAATTGATGCGGAACCTCAGTTTCACGACATCCCCTGGAAATATCAATTTCACACAAACCGGGTTTGGAACATCATTGAATTCCAATGCTTTGATCCTCACCCAAGGTGCATCTGTCGGTATCGGAACTTCAGCACCCACATCTGATGTATACGTCGTAGGAAATGCCATTCTTGGAACCATGACATACGGCAACGTCACATCGGGATCTGGTGCATTACCCGCCAACTCTACAACCGTCGCGAATGGATCTTCACTGAGTGCAAATTCTGTAACCCTGGGTAATGTCTCTGTTGTGGGTTTATCAACACTCAAAAACATAACATTCTCAGGTAAAATCGTGCCGAGTGCATCGACGAGCATTCAATGGCAAGGTGCTGCAAATGTGGCAATGTTGGAAGTGTATTATGGCTCGGGCGATCGGTATGGGTTGGCACAATATACGAATGGGACGCTGACTCCGCTGAGACTGTACACATCATACTCATACACACCTGCATCCATCCTTTTAGGCAAGTATTCAACAACAGCAGGCCCGGTGTCAACCGATTGGGTCGTGTGCAATTCGAGTGGCATTTACAACCAAACGCAACTGACATTGACGTCTAATTCCATCGCGTATACCGGAGGCGCAAACACCCAGACTATCGCAGACCGCAGCGGCACATTTGGATCCTATGCTGCTGCGGCTCAATTGAATTTTCCAGCGTTTTCTGGCTTGGTCTTGGTACATAATGCGAATGCAGGTGGTGTGTCCATGTTTTTGGTCGGTGGCAACTCGGCAACATGTGTCGCAAATTCATCATCGACATCGAATACGGGAGCCTTCGTTGCCAATGCGACAGTTGCGGGATACACATGGACAAATACGAGCGGCGCCACAGCCAATGCCTCGTTCACTGCCATCCGAACAAACGTGACTAAATAATCTTAGAATCTTAGAATGCTGAGCCGTAGAATTGCCATGTGATTGCACAATCTGAATCTGTGGTGATGACCACATTGCCATTATCTGATGATTTGCCGACAGCAAAGACATTGCACAGTGTACTTTGATGCACAGAAACGGGCATGACATCCATTTCTGTCGCTCCCGCGAGTTTTAAGACGGAGATTGTGGCATGACCAGCTTTGGCATTGGCTCCAGACATCAAATTGGACGTTGAGACGTACAATGTCCCCATGATGTTGTTGAACGGCACATTGGTGCCTATTATATTGTAACCGGGTCCAAAAAAGGACGGATTTTGTTTTAAAATGGCACCTTGAATAGAAATATTGTGTGTGTTACTCTTGGCGTCGAATGCACCATTATCGCAGGTACGAATGAGTACTGTCGAGCTTGAATTTACGTTTCCAATCACTAAATCTTCGGAACCCAGAGTGCCATTAACATAAAAACCACCTGAATCTCCTGAAGCAGTTGTAAAGGGATCAGGTCCGTAGATAGCAGCGACGGTTGATCCGTTTGCAGTAAGGTTCATAATGGTCGTATTGGTACCGCCCGATGTTGATAAAAATGCCCCAATTCCAGTCCCCTGATCACTACTAACACCTCCCATTAACGATAAGCCTACCCCAGTAGTGTTATCCAGTGTAAGTGCACTCGCTCGGAGATTTGCATACCCCGTATTTGTGAATGCATTGTTGGTTGTTGACACACTGCTTGTTTTATACATTTCGATATTCTTGGACGCTGGGTTGTATGCGACCACCACATTGGCACCATTCGTCCCAGATCCAATGTACAACCCCGCATTGCTCGTGAGTCCACCTGAATTGATGACGACGATCGGATCAGCGACAGTCAGTTGTTGCGTGTTCACCGTCGTCGTATTTCCAGAAACCGTCAAATTCCCCGTCACAGTCAAGTCGCCACCGACACTCAAATTTGAACTCGCTGTCAAGGCATTGGTAAACGTGGCTGTACCAGTGGTGAATGTTGTTGGACTTGCCAAGACGACAGAGCTTCCGAGTGTGGTTGTTCCGGTCACGTTGAGGGTACCTGTAGAGAGCGTTGTGAATGTCGCACTAGAGAGGTTTGCCTTTTGGTTGAGTTGGGAAATCACGGTTGTCGCGCCAATGCCACTTAGTTGAGCCAATTCTGTCGCAAGCACTGTCGAGCTTGTGATGGTATTACTTGCGGAGGTCACCAATGCATAACTTGCTTGCACTGCAGAAAGTGTCAAGGCGTTCCCGATGGTTGCATTATTGGCTTGGACAAGGGATGTGTTTGCATAGATTGGTCCTGCGCTGAGGATCAATGCCTTGGAAGCTGAAATGCTCACATTCCCCGTGACTGACAAGTCAGATGAGATGCTCGAGCCGCCTTTTGTTTGGCTTGCAAACACGGCGCATGTTACCCCAGCGGAAATCACATTACACTGACCTGTTGCCCCAAACGCGTATCCCGTAGTTGGGTCGTTGATATTTTGAAATGACACACTTTGCACATTCGAACATGCATACAATATTGCACTGAGTGTTACTGCACCTGTAAATGTGGCTCCACTCAAGTTGGCCTTTTGGTTGAGCTGAGAAATCACCGTTGTGCCCCCAATACCACTCAATTGAGCGAGCTCCGTCAGGGTTGTCACCGAGTTGGCCAGGACGCCCCCCGAGGTTGTCACCAACGCATACTGTGCAGGAATATTGCTCAGCGTCACAACATTTCCAATTGTAAGATTGTTGGCTTTTATGAGTGATGTGTTGGCATAGAGTGGCCCGGATGTGAGTGTCAAGCTGTTCCCGATGAGTGCGTTATTGGCTTGCAGGAGTGATGCGTTGGCATATATGGGACCTGTCGTCACCGTCAAGCTGTTCCCAATGAGTGCATTATTGGCTTGTAGCAGGGATGTGTTAGCATACAAGGGTCCTGCGCTGAGTATTAATGCCTTGGAGGCAGAGATGCTGACATTTCCATTGATTGTTAAATCTGAATAGATGCTTGATCCAGGCCCACTGGCAACACTTGACGCAAATGTGGCTATGGGCGTTGAGCCTACCGAAACACCCATATTTGGTGCACCGTATCCGCCGTAGTTAAAGAATATACCGGTTGTTGAATCTGTATTTCCAGTTATACTTGGTGCGTAGCCAAATACACCTCCATTATTAGGAACGGTGAGAACTCCAGTGATCGCAAGACTCGAATTAAATGAGGATCCGCCATATGAGTTGTTCGCGATGATTGCCGAGTTTGTCCCTGCCGACGTAAAGGCGAGTTGTCCCGTGCCAGATTTGTACAACCCCGTGACATCACCGCTGAACGTGAGGACCGGAGCAGACCGTGAACCAGACGAAGAATACTGAATATAGCCGTCTGTGCCCGTGGAAGATATGGCAGTGTTCCCGATGTTTGCATAGCTCACTTGGAAATATGACGAGTTTGCATAGATATTGCCGGCAGTCACGGTCAAGGCTGGTACGCTCGCATTTCCTTGGAGGGTCAAGGCGGTGACATTTCCAAGGCCGTTCCTCCGGTAAAAAACATCCGAGTAATTGATCGTCGTCAATGACATGTCTTACCGGATACACTGTACTGGAGAAATTAAAATCCCGACCCGAAAAATTGCCATGTGATGCTGCAATCCGTATCTGTATGGACAACAAGAGTGTCATTATCTGATGTTTTTCCGACTGTAAATGTTGATATGTTGGTCGAGAGGTGCATGGACAAGGGCATGATATCCATTTCGAAAGATCCGGCAGCTTTCATGATAGATAAGGATCCTTGTGCCATCTTGACATTTGTATTTGACATTTGGTTGGACGCAGAGACATAGAGTGTGCCTGCCACATTGTTATACGTGCTCCCGGCAAGGATATCGTTGACCACAGAGATATAATGCGTGTTGGCCGCAAGGTCAAAGGATCCGCTGGGACACGCACGCACGATGAGAGATGAAGGAGCAGCCAAGTTGCCCACAAAGAGTGTCTTGGCAACTATACTGTACGCCACGATGTTTGATGCACCCGCGAGGCTGGTATATGGCGTGACATCGCTCGATGGCCCAGTGGATGAAAATGCAGATCCGTAAAATTGCCATGTGATGCAACAATCTGAATCTGTTTGGATAACAACATTGCCATTATCTGATGTTTTGCCAACCTTGAATGTTGATAAGTTCGTGCTGGAATGCATGGACAGCGGCATGATATCCATCTCTGCCGACCCCGTGGCCATCAAGACCGACATGACACCATGGCCAATCTTTGCACTGGAGTTGGAAAATTGGTTGGTCACAGAAACAGACAATGACCCCATGACATTATCGAACACGCTGCCTTGCAGAATTGCATTTGCGATGGAGATGTAATGCGTATTTGAGGGCGTGTCAAACGATCCTTTTGGACTCGTGCGCATGATCACAGACGAAGTAGCATTCAAATTGGCCACTAACAAATCTGTGGTAGATACAGACGTTTGTGATGTTGAAGATCCACTGTCGCCGCCACCACCGGACCCTCCAGTGACTGGGACGCCTCCGACAAACAAGGACTCAACTGACAGGCGACCTGAAACAGTGAGTGCACCCACAACTTGCCCCTGAACGCTCAGGTCTTGAACACTTGAGGCCCCTTGCACGGTAATATCTTGAACAATGGATGATCCCTGCACTGTGAGATCTTGTAAATTGCAGTTTCCTTGCACTGTGAGATCTTGAACGGTAGTGGCCCCAAGCACAGATAGGTTATTTGCAACAAAAAGTCCTAGTGCATTTGCAATGAGCACATCATTCCCTGTATTGGCAAGCACAACAAAGTCTGTATAAATTGTCACATTCGAAATATTCCAACCAAGCACGCCGAATGCATCATTTTGGCCATATGCCCCGGCTGACCTCCACCCTAGCGTCCCAGTCTCTCCCCAGATGAAAATGCCCCCTTTGCTGACGTTGGGTGGTGTATACAGAACCGAGTAATTCGCATAGTTTATTCCACAGTTCATCTGACTGTTGAGGTATATCGTCATATTGTGGAGCATGTACAGGCCAGATGTGTTTGCCACGAAGCATGGCTCAACAGAAGTACCACTGCTGTCCCAGCCTTGCACAATCAATTGCCGGGCAATCGTGAGCGCATCTGCATCAGCAATCAAGTATGGGTCGTTATAGATGTTATCTGAAAAGTTAATATAGTTTAATGAACCTTCAAGGATGCGAATGCCATTAACACCAATGATGCATTTGTCGCTGTCAGTAGATAGTAGTTTGACATCTGTGCCAATCACGAGTGTGTTTGAAATTGTTTGCTCAGGGTAAGGAGAAATCAACGGATCACCCCATGCGTCGACCTGAGGAAAATCCAGTGGTGTTGACAGCCTATGTCCCATGATGACGCAATTGTCAAGCTGAACATTTCCCGTAAAATTTGAGTGACCGATGATGCTGGAGTTTGTCAATATGCTACCATCGCCAAGACTTGTGCCGCCAATAATAATGCTGCTACGTGCCTGAACATTCGATGCAATGTCACCACTTCCAACAATGATTGAGGTGTCAAGATATGCCGGGGTCAAGGCTGTCCCAATAAGAATACTGTCATTGCTATACAATTGTATGGATGCTCCTGACCCTGTTCCCACAACGATGCTATCTTGTCCGGATGCTTGCTGACCTGCCTGCATGCCAACAAACACACAATTTGAGGTACCACTTGCATTGTATCCAGCTTCAAATCCAACAGCAACTAAACCACTCGTTGCATGTGCATTGTACCCCGCCGAGGTGCCGACAAAAACACTGCTGGCTGTCCCATTTGCCAAGGTAGCAGATCCATATCCGACAGCGACACTTTGCATTGTTCCAAAAGCGTTTGCACCGGCTTGTGATCCAACCCAAACGTTTTGTGAGCCATTCGCGATGAAACCAGCTGAGGCACCAATGCTGACTGTATCTTGTACCCCGATAGCTTGCGATCCCGCCGAGATGCCGACAAAGACACTGTTGCCTGCCCCATTTGCAGCGTTAGCAGCACCATAACCGACAGCAACACTAGTTGACGTGTTTTTGGCATTTGAACCAGCTTGTGACCCGACCCACACATTTTGGGCTCCATTTGCGGTATACCCAGCTTTGTAACCCAAAGCAACACCATCGGACGCACCCACTCCATTATACCCAGCAAAAGAGCCGACCCATACATTCTGTGATCCCGTGGTGGAGGTTGCAGCTTGGTACCCTATCGCGACACTCGATGACCCAGTTGCATTTTGCGCTGCTTGATATCCCATCCATACATTCTGAGATCCCGTGGCATAGAGTGCTGATTGGTACCCCAGTGCAACGACACTTGATGCCGACGATGCATGTGCGCCAGCTTGGTACCCCATCCACACATTCTGCGACCCAGTTGCCGAGATGGCCGCTTGGTGCCCCACGGCAGTTGTGCTGGACGCACTTGACGCCTGAGCGCCCGCACTCGTCCCGACCCATACGTTGAACGGGCCTGTCGCTGCGTTCCCTGCTCGGTACCCTATAGCTACAACAAATGCAGCAAGGGACGATGCACTCGCTCCGGCAAAGGACCCAATCCATACGTTTTGCATTCCTTGTGCTGTCAGACCCGCCGAAGTACCGATACTGACCGAATCGAGAGTTCCATACGCTTGCGAACCAGCCGAGGCACCTACAAACACACTATTGGCAGCTCCATTTGCATAGGTAGCAGCTGCATACCCGACTGCGACACTTTGCATTGTACTGGAAGCATTTGATCCAGCTTGTGAACCCACCCACACATTTTGCGAACCATTGGCATTGAGACCTGCTTGGGTACCCACACTGACTGAATCTTGTACACCAATCGCTTGTGCACCCGCAGACACTCCCACAAACACACTATTGGCAGCTCCTTGTGCAGCTGATCCAGATCCATACCCCAGGGCGACGACTTGGAAGGCATTGGAAATGTTTGACCCCGATTGGCTTCCGACAAACACGTTATTGTTGCCAGACACCCCATATCCTGCTGAGTTACCTACAAAAACACATTCGCTGGCTTGCAGAGCGTAAAATGCCGCCATGTATCCAATGGCCACTGTCGACGTCAATGCAAGCACATCAGGTCGAGGTCCGATCCAGTACCCGATTGTCACATTGTATGACCCTGTCACTCTGGACCCGGCCCAGCTTCCAACATACACATTTTCGATTCCAGTAGCCGAGAAGGCTGCAGATTGCCCAATACACACAGCGTCTGACCCCGACACTGTCGCTCCATATCCAATTGCTATGGCATCATTGCAATTTTGCGCGCCTGCACCCGAACCTACAAACACGCTTTGGTAGACATTGAATGCCCCGCTGTTGGTACCGATACACAAGGTGTCAGAACACTTTGCGTTGTGGCCGGCATTCCAGCCTATCAGGATACTGTTATCAGCCTGAGTCGCTCCTTGACCGGCATACAAGCCTATCATGACCGAATTTTCACAGTTCAAAGCGCTCGTCCCCGCCTGGCTCCCGAGCATGACAGTTCCTTGGCAATGGACAGCGTTGTATCCCGCAGAGTACCCGAGAATGACAGAATCTGTGGCGAACCCGGCCGATGCTCCCCCAGCTGCCATGAAACCGACGATGACCGAGTTGTTGAGACGGTATGCAGTGAGAGCCGCATACATACCAATGACGATGCTCTGGAACGCTTGGGTTGCATCGGCTGCGACAAGGGATCCTATCAGTACAGATGATGTGGATTGTACGACATTTCCTCCAGCATGTGATCCAATGCACACCGAGTCGAGCACCGTATTTGCATTCATAGCTGCTCCGTATCCCACAGCGACCACATGTGCCGAGTTGGACGCATATGTTCCAGCATAGGTACCGACCCATGTATTTTGATTTCCGGACGCGTATGTCCCCGCCGACGATCCGACAAATACACTACCAGATGACCCAATCGCCAAAGCAGCCGCATCATACCCTATCGCCACAACATTGGATGCACTCACGGCACCTGAACCGGCCTGCGATCCAATCCACACATTTTGGGAACCGTTGGCGCTGAGACCCGCCTGCGTGCCGACACTGACTGAATCTGAGGACCCATTGGCATTGGAACCCGCCGAGGCGCCGACGAAGACCGTGTTGGACGTCCCGTTCGCATCGGACGCAGCTGCATACCCGAGTGCGACGACCTGCGATGCATTGGACGCGTATGCACCCGTTTGAGATCCAATCCATACATTTTGTGTCCCAGAGGTCGTGAACCCGGCCGAGGCCCCGACAGCGACGGTATCTCCAATGACACCCACATTACCTGCCGCCTGGAATCCCAACACGACATTATTGGACCCTACGTTGGAGCCTTGACCACTCAGTGCGCCAACAGAGACATTCATGGTGCTGTTGGAACAATTGGCTCCGGTCCCGTACCCCACAAACGTACACAGCGTGGCATTGGACGCATACTGGCCCGCACTGCCCCCGACAAAGACATTTTTAGAAGATTGGATTGCTTCTTGTCCTGCGAGCGTCCCGACTGCGACCGTGTCATCACACACAGCAACATTCCCGGCAGCTTGGAAACCCACGACCACATTATTGCTGCCGACTTGACCTTGTGCACTGCCTGATCCGACTGCGACATTCATAGCACCTTGGTGGCACCCAACGCCTGCAGATTCGCCCACAAAGGTGTTATCGCTTGTGTCCAAAGCATACATGCCGCTATGTGCTCCGACAAAGGTATTGCGCAATCCACCGACCATGTAGGCGCCAGCGGCATACCCCACGGCCGTGCAATGGAATGACCCGCGCGTATACCTACCTGCATCACTGCCGAGGAGCACCGTATAATGCATGGCTTGTGCGAGGGATGCCGCTTGTGTTCCGATGGCGACGGAGAATGTCGAATTGTGCACTTGTTGCGCGCACCTGGATCCAATGATGACCATATTTTCACATGCATCGTCGATAGAGACGCCGGCATAGGCACCCACGACCACATTATTTGCTCCACGCGCGTACTCGGTATTGAGACCGACGCTGGTATTATCCCTTCCGTCAAGCAACGACACATGAGCTAATTGGTTTATGCGGCTTGTTGTCCCCCCGAGCGTGAGCTGACTTTTAAAGTTCTCCATACGGAGTCCCCGTGTGTGTACTCTGTAGAATTTAAACCTTGAGAATGCACACGCCACACAGTCCGACATGACCACCTTGGAAAGCCGGTACGAGAAACGGATATCCAGTTTGCTTGGAACTGATGCGGAGGTCGAGTACATGCTTGACGCGATGCCTTTCATACGTGAGTACATGGCCGAGCACACCCAGCAGCCCGGCGAAGGACAGGCCACGGAAAGCAAGGCCATGGACGGGTTTGTGACCATCTCAAGGAAAGGCAACAAACATGCCGTGTACCAGCAATACCTCGAGCATGTCGAAAAGGATTTCGAGGCGGCCCAGGCTCGTCCTTTGAAGGGCGATGGTGTGCTCCAAAAGGCCTGGGCATGCACCTCGTGTTGCGTGACACTGATCCTCAATGAGCGTGAATCGATGCTTGTGTGTCCAGAATGTGGCTGCACTCAGGTGTTCACAGATACACAGGCTTTGACGTATGACCAGGAAATCGAGCAGACCACCAAGGTCGTAACGTTTGCGTACAAGCGCATGAATCATTTCACGGAATGGTTGAACACCTTGCAAGGCAAAGAGAACACCGAGATTCCCGTCGAAGTACTGGAAGCTGTCCGAGCCGAGTTCAAGAAGGAGCGTGCGTGCAAACGGAGCGATGTCACGCCAGACAAGGTCCATGCCTTCTTAAAAAAGCTGCGTCTGAACAAATTTTACGATAACAAGTACGCCATTTGCAACGCGGTGAGCGGCTTGGCACCTCCTCAATTGCCACAACATTTGGAAGATCGTCTCAAGCAGATGTTCAATGATATCCAAGAACCGTTTGAGAAGCACAAGCCGAGCACACGGAAGAACTTTTTGTCGTACGGGTACGTGCTGTCCAAATTTTGTCAGTTGTTGGGCGAAGATGGTATCCAAAAGTTCTTCCCGCTTCTTAAAAGTCCGGAGAAGCTCAGAGCCCAAGATGAGATTTGGCGCAAGATATGTGCGGAGCTGGGCTGGGAGTACATTCCTTCAATTTGATTTTCTGTAACAAGTAACAACAACATGTTGACACCCACGACACCCACGACACCCACGCCCATTGATACGTCCATTGATACGTCAGAGCATCGCCCCTTGAGTCCTCTATGGGGCGTGGGTCCCTATGCCGCCGTGGGTCTGATTGTGTACTTGTACTACAAAGGCCATTGGAAAATCGCGACTGGGTTGGTCATTGCACTTGCTGTGTTGTTGGTGTCCATGCCCATCTTACTCCTAGCAGCTTTGGGTGCTTCATACAAGAAGAGTGCATGATTCTGTCAAAATAATATGAGGGTGACTCATGGTATTTCTCATGACAGGTATGATCTTCGTGTTGGCGTGTGTGGCACTCTTGGTCTTGGCATTCCATTCGTACACACCCCACTGGCCAAGACGACCTGTCGGACGGATCGCAGTGCTTGTGTCATCATGTCTGGAATTCCACGAGAGCACGCTGCCCGTCTTGTTGGGCTCACTCTCAAAAACGAAGGTGCCCCAAGAAGATGTGTTTGTGGTGATTGGAGACGCACCTGAGTTTTCAGATGGGTATTGCACCTATTACACCATAGACGCATCCGCAGACGCATCCGCTGAAACATCCTCATATGTCGTTCGTGTGTTGTATGTGCCCTTCACAAGTTTCGATCACAATGCCCTCATGTGGATGGTGTACACGCAATCACCGGAATTGCAGCCATACTCGTGGGTGTTCCAGATTCACGACACGACCGCTTTTGTCCCCTCTTTCCACGAATCTCTGACCGATGTGTTGGAAGATCATGTGTGGCACGCACCGAATCTTGCAGCACTTCGTCTGTCAAGTGGGTTTTCAATGTCCATGGGGTATTACAGAAAAACAGCTCTGTATCAACACAAGGATGCTATTTTGGACCAAACTCTGAATTGGGATACAAACCCCGAGACACGCGTGCACCATAAAGGAATGCACATCGAGGACGGAGTGTTCAAGCTCTTGCAAAGTAAAGGTGAGGTCATCAGATCAATTACAGGTCCAGATGCATCCAAAACTGAGTATAATGTACCATCTCCATACGCTCAGTCAGGCCCGGCTTTCCGACGACGACAACTTTGGGAACGACCTGGCTTGTACAAATATCAGGCAAATTATGGTCAAGCACCCTGGCATGTCAATCTCTAAAGATCTAACTCTAAAGCCGCGGTGAGACCCACTCGATGTCATCCTCAATCTCCTCAGTCTCCGCATCATCTTCAACGTCCTCATCGTCATCCTCAGGGTCGTCAGGGTCGTCAAGGTCGTCAAGGTCCTCATTGTCATACTCTGAGTCCTCTGAGTCCTCGTCATCACCCTCATCTTGGTCCTCATCGTCGTCAAGGTCCTCATCATCTTCGGCAATGTCAGTTTCAGTCACATCGGCATCGGGGTCATAGTCTGGATCATCCTCATCTCCATCGTCGTCAAAGTCACTAGATTCGTCGTCGATTTCCTCTTCTGAAACCGAAGACGCCGCCACCTGGTCATCATCCTCTTCGTCATCATCGACAATGAACCCATCCAGGTCACTGCCGACGTCCGAGTCATCCGCATCACTGGTCATGATCGAACTGACGTCACTGTCGTCCATGTCGTCCAAAGACACTTCGTCATGTTGGTCCGGGGAGTAGTCATCGTCAAGAGGTCCGGTAGCCTCCGGTTCGTACCGGGCAGGGGCCTTGCGCTCACGGCGAGGGTAGACCCGGGTGGACACCATGATCAGTGGTGATGGTGGCCTGGGATTTTTTTTTTGGACGGGGACCCACCCTCCCTTAAGTCCTAGGGGGCTTAAAGGGGTCGCGTACGCGCACTGAACATGATGACCATGGCGACTCTGGTTGTCGAATCTCGAGACGCATTTGTCTTTGTGGCATGTTGTTCGTATTTGGACCATGTGGGTGCCGGGTCGGAGTATGCGGTGCTGGCATTGCGTCCACGTGACCCTGATGTGTGCCTCTTTTGGCTCGCTCGTGGTCAGGGGTCTGTCACCTTTGAGGGTCACGACATACGGTATCGCATAGAGACCAGTGCTGATCCCGTGGCAACAGATTCCAAACCCGAGAAATATCGCGAGCTTATTTTAGAGGGACCCAAAGATGTCCTCATGAATGTGGT